TCAAATAGCATTAGCCTCAAGCTCGTTATGTACAACAGGCTCATAATCATAAAAATGCTCGGATGTAATGTGCTTTAATTCGTGCTTAGCGGCTTTCTGTTGAGTATCATAGCTAAGCAGAATATTAATATATACATTGTAATTGCCGTCCTCATCTAAGACTGTTACGCCTCGTACAGTCAGCGGCAATTCTAAACCTCTAATAAAAATTTCTCCCAAAGCTATTCATCCTTTTTTAATGCTTCAATAATTCTGACTGCTTTTTCCACATCTTCTTTTGTAGCACCCTTAGTAAGACTAAATAACATTCTTAGTTCACTTCTGTTCTTGAGCTCCTCGAGGTATTCTTGGAGTTCTGAATTTAATTCGGCGGAGGTCTTTGAATCTGTGAGTGTGTTCATATCTACATTGAAATAGTCAGCTATAGCTTCTAAAGTTTCAAGATTAGGTTCTCTTGTGCCATTCTCATACATACTAATAGAACTTTTAGAACAACCTAAATGCTTTGCAAGTTCTTCTTGACTTAGATTTGCTTTTAATCTCAACTGTTTAAGTACATCGGAGAACATTTAATCACCTCTTGTGTTTTGTTTACTACATAATATCACGAATTGTGAAAAAAATCAAGTAAAAAATTTCACAAAATGTGTTGACATTTTTAAAATGCTGTGTTAATATAATAGTACACGATATGTGAACTCACTTAAGGAGGTGATAAAATGAATGCAGAAGTCATTGGCGAGAAAATTAAAAACTTAAGAGAAAAAAATAATATCTCAAGAGAAAACTTTGCAAATGCCGTAGAAATCAGTCAATCTGCTCTTTCTATGTACGAAAACGGACAGCGTATTCCTCGTGACGAAGTTAAGTTAAGAATTGCAAGATTTTTCAACACCTCAATAGAGGAACTTTTTTTTACAAATTAAGTACACGAAATGTGAACTAAATGTTTATCTTACAATTCAGTATAGCAAATCAGCTGTACAATAAGCAGGACTTTGCTGATACACAGAAAACAGCGTGATAACCAATCCATTTATGAGGAGATGAAAGAGTGAAAAAAATCCTGCTATTTGTAGTATTTGTTCTTAACGCAAACATTTTACTTCTGCTGATTATAGCAATGCTAATTAAAGCAGGAGTTATTCATTAAGAAAGAAATATTTTTGAAAGCAAAATCAGAATAGTCGTTAACAGAATAACTGCGATGAGTGGTAATGAGTATTTTATAATTCCTAATATTAAAACTCGTAGATTTCGTGTTCGATATGTGTACATCTTTTTATCTAATGGTCTTAAAGGTATACCCAAGGAAGAGCAGCACTCGTCATATTCTTTGTCCACTAATTTTGAAATGCTTTGAAAATTAATTTTATTTAACGGAAGAGAAAAAACATAGTTAAGTTTTCCACCCACAATTAATTTATTATCGTTAATAATATGTTTGCACTTGTCAACTGCTTGTTTGACATCAGGAGTTATCTCTTTTTTATAAAGATGATTTTCGAGTATGTCAAATATTGGGAATATAACTTTTTCGTATCGTTCTTTGAGGTAAGTTTTGTTATGTTCCTTCTTAAACAACAGCCAAGTTAAAATTAAGGTGCTTACTGTTGACAATAGTGACAGCACAAGAGTTAACCACTGAAATATATCTTCCATTCATTGCACCTCCTTTCATTATCGTATATTGAAATTATATCACATTGTCGGGAGGTTGCAAGAATTACAGCATAAGAAATTTTTATGAGGAGGTGAGAGCGATGTTTTACAATGAACTCGACTATTTGGACGATGAAGAAGCTGATACAATTTGTTCAAGTAAAATTCCAACCGAAGACGAATTGGAAGATAATCTAAACAAAGTTATTGACGAAAAGCTACTTCATTCGTTCTATCTGCTTGGCAAGTATGATGTCAAGATAGAGAGAGCATACCGAGAGGGGTTCAGGAACGGTCTTGCACTGACTATTTCGGTTACCGCTCTATTATTATCACTGGTGGCATTAATATGGAAACTACAGACAATATTAACGCTATTACCGAAATAATTATCGGGACCCAAAAACGGATTTTTTCTTTTCTGCGGTATAGTAAAAACATCTTCCCTTTTTTAGAAATACAGTAGTATTTAGGATCGGGTGAATAGTCAATAAGATGATAACGCAACAAGAAAGAATATTTTTCTTTAAATTTATAGTCAACATCTTGTTTTAAAAGTTTATTACCTTTATATAAGGACCTAAGTATTCTCACTTCTGATTTATCAAGAATGAGGTCTTTATGAGAAGTTGACATAGTGTGCACCTCCTTTCATAGTTAATCATAGCATTTAAGGTCGTGTAAAGCAATAAAATATCGAAAAGAATAGTAGAACTTGAAAAAGTTTTTGCCGAACAGCAGAGAACAGCGTAGGAGGAGATTTATATGGCTGACACACATACAGACGAAATTTTTAATGTGTACGGTGCACTTGATAATCTCAACAAGCGAATGAAATCTGTTGAGAACAAAGTTCCCGATTACACAGCAGATATGCTTGAAGTGTATAGAAACCTTGGAAGTCTAACGAAAAGAATAGTAGAACTTGAAAAAGTTCTTGTCAAACAGCAGAAAACAGCGTGAGGAGGTGAGGAAAATGGGATTTTTTAGTAATTTATTCAACATAGAAAAAGCACCAACAGTCACCAAGACTGTCAGTGCACCTTATGTTCCGCCTTATCCTTTAGAAAAAGATTTTTACGCTTTTGATAAGGTAGAGTGGAGCGGAGCGTTACCACCTCATTCAATGACACTTTCTTTTGTACTTCCTTATTCCGATTGGTGCGAATTTGAAAAGTCAGACCTTTATCGAGATTTGGAGAATTATCTTCAGGAATTACAAAAACGAGGTAACCCGAATGAGAATGTAGGCACTCAAGATTGATAGGCAGATGTTCATTGTATGTCGGAACATACTCATCAACACCTTTTGCCTTGTGATGATAAGAATTAACTTCGTGGGTGTTGTAATCTTCGGTGTACTCTATGCCGTTCAGAACTAATTGAATGTCGGTAACAGAAATAGGCAGTTGCGATTTATTATTAAGTTTATAATGAATGAAAAGTCTTTTCTTTCCCTGCACGCCTGATTTGTATGCGTATTCAAGCATTGTGATTTCCAAATTCACTTTGTGCGAAACAAAAAGATGAATTATGTTTATTAACGAAATCAGAAAGCCGGCGATGCCTAATATACCACTAATTATTATCCACATATAAACAGCTCCTTTGCTCGATTATAACATTCGCAAAAGATATTTGCAACCCAACCAAAACTAAGGGGGGGGGGGTGAAGAAAAGATGGAAGTAATAATAATTTTAGGACTGCTAATGCTTTGCACAGCTTTTGTTTCAGCAGTATTAGCAATAAAAATAGTAGCCGCCCATTTGTATAAAACAATAGACAGCTACCTTGATAAGCACGACGCTCAAATTATGGATCTGATTGAGTGGGCAAAGGACGAAGACAAACATCAATGAACGCTTGTCCAAATTAAACGTAATTCTATGGCAAAATAGCAGTAGGAGGTGAGAAGATGGACGAAAAACAAAAAGATAAGGTGATTGCAGCTTTAGTTGATTTTGTTATCAAAGTGGCAGAAGGAAAAACGACTTCCGAAGCAGAAGTAATTGTTCTGCCGGAAGTCGCAAAAATCTTACTCGGTAATTAAGTTGGAATTATTAAGAGTTTCGCTAATGCCTTTGAAAATTTCACTGTAAAAGGCGGCAACATTTCTGCCACCGTCAGCGTTTACTCTTAAATCCATTTGTTGTGCCTTTGCGACAACGATTTCTTTGGCATATTCTGCCGCTAACTTATCAATATTGTCTTTTCGCACTTAATTTCACCTCGCTTTCTGTATATGGTTAGTGAATTGGGGTTCACCACTAAATATAGTATAACATAAAAAGGTTGTGAAATCAATGCACATCAAAGAATTTAGTATAATTTTGAGAGAAAACAGAAAACAAAGAGGAATTTCGCAAAGCGAACTCGCTAAAAAAGCAGGCTTTACAAAAAGAGCTATCCAATACTGGGAGAAAGGAGAAAAAAGCATTTCACTTGAAAACGCTGATAAGTTGTTTAAGGCGTTAGGCGTACAGATTACTATTGGAACTCAATAACAACTCACTATCGAGTTTAATTTTAAGGAGGAAACAAAATGTTAAATAACAAAGGACAGATTGTCATTTTCGCAGACAAAGCCACATCAGGCTCAAATGTAGTATCTGCGTGTGTATCAGATGAAACCGCAAAAGCTCTTAACGAGCTTTGCGAGAAGTCCGGAAAGAAGATGTCGAGCCTTGTTCGCACTCTCATTGAGGACGCTATCAGCTTAGTTACGATTGTGGGGGAATAATATGCCACGAGAAAAGCCGTTATTTCGAGATAATCTCGACAGGTTAGACGCTGCGTTTCCCGATAAGGAAGTTTTGCAGTACCAGGACATTGCAAAGTATCTCGGAAAAAGTTGCGTTACTGTTAAGAGACACTTTCAAAAAGACTATAACAAGAAGCTCGGCGGAATCAGCAAGGCTGTCCTTGCAAGTATTTTGAGCTAATTAAAGGAGGCATAACCAATGGCACTTAGACACATTAAAACAAAACGCAGTCTTAAGGATGAGAACAAGCACTTACATAGCTTGGTTAAGCACTTGCAGATTGAGCTTGAGAACGCAAGGCTTGACCTCGGCATTAAAGAGGACACAATCAACGGCTACCGCAAGGAGAACATCAAGCTCAGACAACGCATTAACAGTATGTATGCATATGATGTTTTCGGGGAGGAGGTGTAACAGATGAAAAGATTAACTTTAAATCAAGACGGAGAAATCAAGGTTAAGGACATCTACGGCAAAATACACGATTGTAAAGATGTGCCGAATGAGTTTTACGGCTGTATTCGCAAACTTTACGACTTCGAGAATACAGGATACAATCCCGATTTTATCGACACTATACCACACATTCTTATGGATATGGCAGAACTGCTTGAAAATCCCACGACCGATAACATCAAGGCTTGCAAGTCTAAGATTAACTACATTTTAAGTGCAAAAGAAGAAAACCGCTGACAGCACGGCAATGCTTTCAACGGTTTAAAGGATATAAACAATATAACCACCTTGATTATATCCTTTCTTACTCAAAAAATCAAGATATAAAAATCAAGATATAAAGGAGAAATTTAGATGTCAGAAATCAAAATTACTATCGATGTACCGCAGCTTGGCGGACTCATTACAGCGCTTGAACACATTGCTGATTCAATGTGCAATACGGCAACCGTCACTGTAACAACAGCAGAAACACAGGCTGTTGAGGATAACGCCAATAAAACTAAGGCAGTAAAAATGCCCGCACAGAATGAAGAAAGCACAGACAAGCAGTACACGCTCGAAGAAGTCAGGGCGGTATTTATGAAGTGCGCAAAGAAACACGGCAAAGAGGAGGTCAAGAAAATTCTTGCAGACCTCGGTGTTGCCAAGGTGACAGAGATTAAAGAGGAAGATTTTGCAAAAGCCGTAAAGGCAGTTGAGGAGGTAAAGTAATGCCGGATATACACGCAAGACTGTCAGCATCGGGCGCCAAAAAATGGATAAACTGCCCCGGCTCAATACAGCTTGAGGAAAATTTTGAGGACAAGCCGTCAGAGTTTGCACAAGAGGGTACTAACGCTCATGCACTCGGCGAGGCAAAGATAAGACTTGCTACCAAGGAGTATAACCGTACCAAGTATCACAATGCAATCAGGAATATTGATATAACAGAGGATATGGAGGACTACGCAGAGGGGTACAAGAATTTTGTAATTGAGAGATACAATTCCGCATTACGGAAAACCCCCGACGCAATCCTTATGCTTGAGCAAAGGCTTGATTTTTCAAGCTATGTTCCCGACGGATTCGGTACAGGTGACGCAGTTATAATCGCAAACGGCAAACTTGAAATTATCGACCTTAAATACGGCAAGGGTGTTGAAGTTTCTGCCGTTGAAAACCCACAGCTTAGGTTGTATGCACTCGGTGCTTATGAGGCTTTTGATATGCTTTACGGGATTGAAAATGTGGCTATGACAATATATCAGCCAAGACTTGATAACATCAGTTCAGAGAGTATAACTGCTGCCAAGTTGCTTGAATGGGGCGAAACCGTTAAAAAGGCCGCACAACTTGCAAACGATGACAGCGTGACCGATTGCATTGCCGGAAGTCATTGTGACACAGGTTTTTGCAAAGCAAGACCTGCTTGCAGAGCATATACAGCGGAAAAACAGCGACTTGCTGTATATGATTTCAAAGCACCCGCCTTACTTACAGCGGAAGAGATTGCAGACGTTTTAGACCAATCTGCCGCAATCAAAAAATGGGCAGAACTTGTCAGCGACTACGCTCTGGATCAGGCATACAAGCACGGTGTTCAGTATCCGGGTTTCAAGGTTGTAGAGGGCAGAAGTAACCGCAAATACAGCAAGCCTGATGCGGAGGTTGCGAAAATCCTTACGGATAAAGGATATTCCGAAGACGACATAATGGTAAGCAAAATCAAAGGCATTACTGACATTGAAAGATTGCTCGGCAAAAAGACCTTTTCAGATATTTTAGGCCCTTACATAATGAAACCACCGGGCAAACCTACACTCGTACATTCCGAAGATAAAAGACCTGCAATCAGTTCAGCTGAACAGGCACAGGAAGATTTTAAAAACGATATTAATTAATAAAGGAGCAATAAAATTATGGCAAACAATAACAATTCAACAAAGGTAGTAACAGGCGAGGTAAGATTTTCATATGCGAATGTGTTCGAGCCTAAGAGCATTAACGGAAGTGCCGAAAAATATTCGGTTTCAATCCTCATTGACAAGACAGACACAAGAACAATCAAAGCTATCGAAAAGGCGGTTGAGCTTGCTAAGCAGGAGGGCATCTCTAAGTTTGGGGGCAAAATTCCGTCAAATCTTAAACTTCCGCTTCGTGACGGTGATGAGGACCGCCCGGATGATGAAAACTATGCGGGCAAGATGTTCGTCAATGCAAACAGCAATACAAAGCCGGGTATTATTGATAAGAACGGTATGGAAATCATTGATACAACCGAATTTTACAGTGGATGTTACGGCAAAGCGTCAATTAATTTCTATGCGTACAATACAAACGGCAACAAGGGCATTGCCTGCGGTCTTAATAATCTTATGAAAACAAAAGACGGTGAGGCGCTTGCCGGCAGAGCAAAGGCTATCGACGACTTTGCCGATGACATAGAAGACGATGATTTATTCTAATTATGCAGTTGAGTATTGATATTGAAACCTACAGCAGTGTCAATCTCTTAAAATCAGGAGTGTATGCCTATGCAGACGCTCCTGATTTCACAATACTTTTATTTGCATACGCTTTTGATGATGACGAAATAAAAATAATTGACATCGCCTGTGGTGAGAAAATTCCAGATGATGTGCTTTCCGCTCTCACGGACACAAATATAACAAAAACGGCATTTAATGCTAACTTTGAGAGAACCTGTCTTGCAAAGTTTCTGAACACAAAAATGCCGCCGGAGCAATGGTGCTGCACAATGATTCAGGCAGCGGAAATCGGACTGCCACGGTCACTCTCGGGAGTAGCACAGGCCCTCGGACTTGAAGAACAGAAAGACAAAAAAGGCAGGGCTTGTATTGAATATTTTTCAAAGCCTTGTAAACCCACAAAAGCAAACGGCGGAAGAACAAGGAATCTGCCGCATCACAGCATTGAAAAGTGGGAAACATTTAAAAGCTATTGTATTCAGGATGTGGCGGTTGAACGAAGTATAAAAAACAGGCTTAGCAGGTTTCCTCTTGCGGAGAGCGAGCAAAGGTTGTGGGAGCTTGACCAACGCATATGCGACCGAGGTGTCGCTGTTGAAACCGAACTTATAAACAACGCTATACACTTTGATACCGACTATCAAAAAACAATGATTGCAAAGGCACAAAAGCTGACATGTCTTGAAAATCCTAAATCAGTTTCACAGCTAAAGACTTGGCTTGAAGAACGCACAGGCGAAACATTTCAGAGCCTTGATAAAAAGGCAGTTAAAAGCCTTACAGAGCGCACAAGTGACCCGCTTGTAAAAGAAGTGCTGCGGCTAAGAAAAACGCTGTCAAAGACCTCTACGGCGAAGTATAAGGCAATGCTCGGCGGTTTATGTTCTGACGGCAGAGTTAGAGGTTTTTTACAGTTTTACGGTGCAAGCAGAACAGGCAGGTGGGCGGGTCGAATGATACAGCCGCAGAATTTGCCGCAAAATCACCTTGAAGATTTGGAACTTGCCCGAAACATTGTTATAAACGGTGATTACGAGCTTTTTGAGATGATGTTCGGAGATGTTCCCGATACGCTTTCACAGCTTATCCGTACAGCGATTATACCGACCAAAGGCAGGCGGTTTATAGTGTCTGACTTCTCGGCTATTGAGGCAAGGGTAATAGCATACCTCGCAGGAGAGAAGTGGCGACAGGAAGTATTTAAAAACGGCGGTGACATTTACTGTGCGTCGGCAAGTCAGATGTTCAAAGTACCCGTTGTAAAGCACGGAATAAACGGACATCTCCGGCAGAAAGGTAAAATCGCAGAGCTTGCACTCGGTTACGGGGGCTCGGTTGGTGCGCTTAAATCAATGGGCGCACTTGAAATGGGGCTTAAAGAAAGCGAACTGCAACCGCTTGTTGACAGCTGGCGACAGGCAAATCCTTGTATTACATCGCTTTGGTATGAGGTTGAAAAGGCGGCTGTAGCAGCGGTTAAGGGTGAGCCGCAGCAGATTAAATGCGGAATTAAGTTCTTTAGACAGGGCGGTATTTTATTTGTCGGTTTACCCTCGGGGAGAAAACTCGCATATGCAAAACCCGAACTGCAGGAAAACAAATTCGGCAGACCGTGCGTTACATATATGGGTATAAGTCAAACAAGAGGTTCATGGGAGAGGCTTGAAACATTCGGCGGTAAACTTACGGAGAACATTGTTCAGGCTTTTGCGAGGGACTGCCTTGCGGTATCAATGCAAAGGCTTGAAAGCCGAGGCTTTGAAATTAACTTCCATGTACACGATGAAGTTATTATAGATTGCCCGATTGGTGTTTCATCTGCGGAAGAAGTAAGCGCCTTAATGGGAGAGCCGATAGAATGGGCAAAAGGCTTGATTTTAAAGGCAGAGGGATACGAAACGCCATTTTACAAGAAAGATTAAGAAAAGGGGAAAACGCTTGAAAAATTACTTTATAGCTACCGCAAATGATAGATTTGCAAAGCTGTGGAAGAATACTGAAATAACATTCAAGGAGCTTGCAGACAGACTGTCAAGGACAACGACAACGGCGGAAACCGTCGGCGAGTTCCGTAATATGCCAAAATCGAAGCAAGACAACATTAAAGATGTAGGCGGTTTTGTCGGAGGCAGGCTCAAAAGCGGAATAAGGCAGAGAGAAAAGGTTGAGTGCCGTTCGTTGATTACCCTTGACGCAGACTTTGCGGCACCCGATTTTTGCGAGAGTATAGATATGTTTGCAAACTATTCGTTCATTATCTATTCAACGCATAAGCACACGGCAGAAAAGCCGAGATTAAGACTTATTATACCACTGTCACGAAACTGTACAGCGGAAGAGTATGAGGCTGTTGCAAGAAAGATTGCGGAAGAAATCGGTATTGACCAGTTTGACGATACAACATATCAGCCACAAAGACTTATGTACTGGCCGAGTACGAGTATTGACGGCGAATTTGTTTATAAATATTCAGAAAGGCAACCGCTTAATGTGGACAGTGTGCTCGCACAGTATGAGGATTGGCACAATGTAAACGAGTGGCCGTTCTCAAGCAGAACAGTAAAGCAAAAAGACAGACTGCTTAAAAAGCAGGAGGATCCGACGACAAAGAAAGGTGTAATAGGTGCATTTTGCCGTTGTTATGACATACACACAGCAATAGCGGAATTTTTGCCAGATGTGTATGTAAAATGCAGTACGGAGGACAGATACACTTATGCACAGGGTAGTACATCGGCAGGTCTTGTAGTGTATGAGGGCGGCAAATTTGCGTATTCAAACCACGCAACAGACCCCGCAGGCGGACAGCTTTGCAATGCGTTTGACCTTGTAAGAATACACAAATACGCAAGTCTTGACGATGAAGCAAAGCAAGGAACCCCAACGGTTAAACTGCCGTCATACGTTGCAATGCAGGAATTTGCGTCAAACAATAAGGAAGTCAGACTGTTACAGCATAAAGAAAGAGAGCAGTCCTGTTTGGCTGACTTTGAAAATGATATTGAAAGCGAAGCCGATGACGACTGGGTGCTTGAACTTGCAACAGACGGCAAAAGTAACAATCTGCCGACTATAGACAACTGTATGAAAATCTGCCAAAAAGACAAAAGGCTTAAGGGCAAGATTGCCTATAATACATTCACAAGGCGGCACACCGTGCTCGGTGCGGTACCATGGAACGGTGAAACCGAGAGCAGAGAATGGAACGATGTTGACGATGCGGGACTTAGGCATTATATAGAAAATCTGTACGGCATAAAGAGCAAGGCGGCTATACTTGACGCTTGGTCGCTTGTGAGTACGGAGAACAGCTATAACCCTGTTTATGATTACTTGACAGGGCTTAAATGGGACGGAGTAAAAAGAGCCGAGACTTTTTTCATTGACTACCTCGGTGTTGAGGATACGGCATATACAAGAGCCGCTACACGAAAAACACTTGTTGCGGCAGTCGCAAGAATTATGGTTCCGGGCATTAAATTTGATACGGTACTCACGCTTGTGGGACCTCAAGGCTGTGGCAAAAGCTATTCAATCAAAAGGCTTGGTGGCAGGTGGTTCAGCGATACCCTGACTACTGTTCAGGGCAAGGAGGCATACGAACAGCTGCAGGGCTTTTGGCTTATTGAAATAGCGGAGCTTGCGGCACTTAGGAGAAACGAAGTTGAGGCGGTCAAACACTTTACGGCTAAGTCGGAGGACGCATACAGAGCCGCATATGGACATCATACAGAGGTCAGAAAAAGGCAGTGCGTTTTTATCGGTACAACAAATCAGCACGAGTTTCTGCGTGACCAAACAGGCAACAGACGCTTTCTTCCGCTTGATGTACACCCCGACAGAGCAGCAAAAAATGTGTTTGAAGAACTGACAGATTATGAAGTCGATATGATATGGGCAGAGGCAATGGAAATGTACCGTAACGGTGAAAAGCTGTTTATGGATACAGACGAATTAAGAAGACTTGCGGAAAGCGAACAGAACCGCCATTTTGAGGAAAGCCCGCTTACAGGTGATGTGGTTAAATACCTTAACACATTACTGCCTGAAAACTGGGACAAAATGCAGCTTTACGAACGCAGAAACTACCTCAACGGATATGAAATGGGTGCAGAGCAGAACGGCGCAACACAACGAAACAGGGTGTGCCCTCTTGAGGTATGGTGTGAGGCTTTCGGCGGCGACCGCAAAGACTTTACATACCAAAAGAGCAAAGAGATTAAAGATATTATTATGCGAACAGGTGAGTGGGAACAATTAAGTACAAGCCGTTTTGGTGATTTATATGGCACGCAAAGAGGCTTTAAACGAAAATTGTAAACGGTTTTGCAGAAAAAGTGTTTACAAAGAAAATGGCATAATATAGCCTTTTTTAAGACTTGTAAACAATGTAAACAGTTTTATATGTGTAACTATAGTCAAATAAAGAAATTATAGAAATAATGACATACATAAATATCTATAAATCCTATATATGCTTATACTTTATGGAAATATTGTAACATTGTTTACAAATTCAGAAAAAGTCAGTTTTTAAGCGGCTATTGTTGTAAACACTTTTACCGCCACTCACCGACTTAAAGGAGAAATTATAGAAATGAAAGAGGCAAGTATAGAAAAATTTTTAAAAGAAAGGATAGAAGCAAACGGAGGTGTATGTTTAAAATTTAATTCAACGAGTATGCGAGGTGTGCCGGACAGAATCTGCATGCTGCCACACGGCAGAATTTTTTTTGTAGAACTTAAGGCACCCGGCAAAACAGCAAGACCCGAACAACTAAGGGCGCACAGGCTTTTTAAAAACTTAGGTCAGCGTGTGTATGTATGCGACAGCAGGAGCAGCGTCTGCGAGGTGATTATCAATGAAGTTTGTACCGCATAAGTATCAGCAAATGGCCATTGATAAGATACTTAACACACCGAGGTGCGGACTTTTCCTTGATATGGGACTTGGCAAGACCGCAATTACCCTAACGGCTGTTGAGGAGCTTATATATAACAGCTTTGAGGTTTCAAAAGTTCTTGTAATTGCACCTCTGCGAGTTGCGGAGGACACATGGACAAGAGAGTGCGACAAGTGGGAGCACCTTAAAAATCTTAAGGTTTCAAAGGTACTCGGTACGCCAAGACAACGCAGACTTGCACTTGCACAGGACGCAGACATCTATGTTATCAACCGTGAAAATGTTGTGTGGCTTACAGATGAGCTCTCAAGTATTGGTAACGGTTGGATGTTTGATATGGTAGTTATTGATGAGCTGTCAAGTTTTAAATCATCAAAAGCACAACGATTTCGAGCCTTACGAAAATACATAACACGCAGTAAGCGAGTTGTCGGACTTACGGGTACACCCGCACCAAACGGACTTATTGACTTGTGGAGTCAGATATATTTGCTTGACAGCGGAGAGCGACTGGGCAGAACAGTAACCGGCTACCGTGAAAGGTACTTCACACCTAATCAGCGTAACCAGACTACGATATTTAACTACAAGCTGAAAGATGATGCAGAGCAGGCAATTATGAACAAGATTTCTGACATATGCATTTCAATGAAAGCGGAGGACTGGCTCGATATGCCCGAACGAATTGACAGCGTTGTGTCTGTCAAAATGACCGACAAACAACTTGCAGAGTATGAGCAGTTTGAGCGTGACTGTTATATGCAGTTTGCAGAGGGCGAGGTTACCGCCGCAACTGCCGCAACACTTACTAACAAACTCTTGCAGTACAGCAACGGCGCAATGTATATGAGCAATGGCGAATATGCAATTACAAATGAGCAAAAACTTGATGCACTTGCAGAGATTATAGACACATCAAACGGACAACCGGTATTGTGCTTTTACAGCTTTCGTCACGACCTCGAGCGAATCAAAAGTAAATTCAAATTTGCACGAAAACTCGAAAGCTCTGCCGATATTGAGGATTGGAACAACGGCAAAATACAGCTTTTGCTTGCACATCCTGCAGGTGCGGGCCACGGTCTTAATTTGCAGACAGGCGGGCACATAGTTGTGTGGTACGGACTTACTTGGAGCTTGGAACTTTACCAACAGGCAAATGCAAGACTATACCGTCAAGGTCAGCAGAATACTGTGGTTATTCACCATTTGATTACAGAGAACACTTGCGACGAGCGTGTCTATGAATCTTTACAGGGCAAAGCAAATGTACAGGAAGATTTGTTAAAATCACTGAAAGCAAAATACGGAGGTAAATAAGATGAAACAACAGGCAATCTGCGAATTATGTATGCAAGCATTTGAAAAAAGAAGTGCAAATCAAAAATACTGCACCGAGTGCGGTGTTGAAATGAGAAAACAACAGCACAGAGAAATTATCAAAAACAGCAAATTAAGAAAAACAGCCGCACACAATTACAATAAACACGATACACTTGAAGAAAAATGCAAAGAGATAAGCATGTACAATAAGCGACACGGCACGCATTACAGCTACGGTGAATACACAGCCCTTGAGAGGCTTGGAAGAATTTAAGGAGGATAAAGAAAATGATTGATTGCTCAAAATTTGAAAATTACTTTGCTGAAAAACGAAGAATGACTAAGGAACAGCAGGACGGAGTATGCAAACTTAAATGTACAGATTGCCCCTTGAGCAGTTTTAATAATGGCTCAAGCGATATGAAATCGTGTTTCGCCTTTGAAAAGTTTTATCCCAAAAAAGCAGTTGTAATTGTACAGAAATGGTCAGATGAGCATCCACAAAAAACATATTTGAGCGAGTTTTTGAAGGCTTATCCAAACACTTTGCTTAATGATGCTGGACTACCTAAAGATGTATGCTTGTATAACTTAGGATTAACTGATTGCAGAAATGACCGCAACTGCGTTGACTGTTGGAATCAGCCTATTGAGGACGGTGAGGAGTAATGGCATTTCCCGAAAAGCTAAAAGCGTTAAGACTTGAAAATGGATTAACACAAGATGAATTAGGTGAAAAGCTCTATTTGAGCAGGACAAGTATTTCAAAACATGAGCAGGGAAAATTTGAGCCTAATATCGAAACCATAATAGCTGTAGCGGATTTATTTAACATTACAACAGACGAATTGTTAAAGTGAGGTGTAAACACAATGACTAATTATGAGAAAATCAAGCAGATGTCAATTGACGAAATGGCTCGTAGCGGTATAGACTTTTTCAGTTGCCCATATAACACACCGGGTGACCCGCCATATAGTTATTGCGATTGCGAAGTAGGTGAAAAATTTAATCATAATTGTATTAACTGCACAAAACATTGGCTTGAAAGCGAGGCGGAAGAATGACACTTGAGGAACTGAAAATAGAAATATCCGAACGCATAGAAAGCGAGCAGGACAAGCTGAACAGGCTTAACGACTGCAAAAGCAGAAAAGACAGGAACTACTACATAAGCGAGGGTATGCTGATTGCATTTCAAATTGTTTCAGATTATCTTGACGATTTGGAGGTGATAACTTGACGGCTAAAGAGATTAAGGAGATTAACCGAGAGATTTCACGGCTGAGGGCGAAGATAGTGCGCATTTCTGCCGAGGCGGATAATACATCGCCTAAGCTGTCGGATTTACCGAGTGCAGGTCAGACCTCGGACAAGGTCGGCAATGCGGTGGTGCAGATTGCAGATATTCAGAGGGAGATACAAAACCTTGAAATCCGCAGAAACTCGGCACTTAACAGCCTGTCACGAGATGACTTTGTGGAGAATTGCTTGTTTATGCACCTTAGCTTGCGATACAGCTGGGCGAAGATTTTAACTAAGGTTGGCGGTAATAACACAATCGACAGCATAAAGAAAATGTGTTATCGACATCATTGGTGAATTTGTCCCGATGTCCCGAATAGGGGTGATATAATATAAAATGAAGGAATCGATAATAAGAGACATTTTGTAGTTCTCCTTTTTCAAAAATAACGGCAGACCGCTCTCATTTGAGGGCGGTTTTGCTGTGTCGAAAAATCGAAAGGGCGGTGATACCGTGAAAAACAAATTAAATGCAAGGCAGAAGAAGTTTGCCGAATATTATGTGCAGAGCGGTAACACCGTTCAGAGTGCGATACAGGCAGGATATTCAGAAAATTACGCAAACGCAAGAGCGTATGAATTGTTGGAGAATGTTGGAGTTTCAAAATACATCAAAGAGTTATCAGATAAGCTCAAAGACGAACGCATTATGAGTGCGAAAGACAGACAGGTCGCTCTCTCGGACATAGCAAGGAGTGATGAACAAGACCCGGCAGACCGTATTCGTGCGATTGATACACTCAACAAAATGACAGGTGAATACATTGTCAAGGTTGACGCAAAGGTTGAGCAATCCGAAAAGCTCTCTGATGTGTTCAGACAGTTAGGCGGTGAGGGGCTTGACGAATAAGATACAAAATAAGTTGGAGGTTACAACTATGAAAGAGATATTCAAGAAAGTTACATTAAAGGGTTTTGAAAGATACTCGGTAAGCAATTACGGAAATGTTCGCAACAATATTTCAGGTAATGTTCTGAGTAAGCGTAAGGCAAGCAACGGCTATCTGAGAGTTAATTTACGAACGGGTACTGTGCCCTATGAAAAACCTACAGTTGTTCACGTTCATAGACTTGTTGCAGAAGCTTTTCTCCCGCCTATTGAGGGCAAACCATATGTTAATCATATTGACGGAAACAAAGAAAACAATGTTGTTGATAATCTTGAATGGTGCACGCCGCAAGAGAATAGTGAACACGCATATAGAACTAAGGCTGATTATCGAGAAGAATGTAAAGTCAACATTGTCAAAGCACAAAATCGTTGTAAGAAGAAGCTGAAAATGATCGTTAACGGCAAAGTTCAATGTGTTTTTGGTTCTAAATCAGAAGCCGCCAAAAAGCTAGGGGTAAATGAAAAGACGATATACAACTATCTTCACGGAGCAACAAAGCCTATTGGTTATGAGCTTTTGGAGGTGATGTAAATGCCTTTGAGTAAATTCCCATTGTCACAAAAATATATAGATTTTATCAACAGCGTAAACAATGTAAGTGCGGATTTTCTTGAGGGTACTTAACTACTGCTTCCGGTAAAACTACCGTTGGGGCAGGCATTAAATTTATGCGAATGGTGTCGCAAAGTAAAAAGAAGATACACGCCATTGCCGCCAAGACAACGGGTAAAGCCGAAGAAACCATTATTCAGCAGGATAACGGTATTCTCGACCTGCACCGAAACGCTATTTACTGCGGCAACGGTGACAAAGACTACAAGCTGCCGCATATCAAGTTTGAGGGCAAAATTATCTATATTCTCGGTTACAGCAGCCGGGATAAATGGGAAATGGTCCTCGGTGCGCAGTTCGGCTGTGTGTATATTGATGAGATAAACACCGCCGATATTGAGTTTATCCGAGAAATGTCAACCCGAAACGATTACTTGCTTGCAACCTTGAATCCCGATGACCCGTCATTGCCTGTTTACAAGGAGTTTGTAAACCGTTCAAGACCGTTTAAGAAATACGCAAACGATGTTCCGCCCGAAATTACGGCTGAGCTTACCGAAGAACCTGTACCGAATTGGAGGTATTGGTTCTTTTCTTTTGCAGATAATTTAAGCCTTACACCGGAACAGATTGAAAAGAAAAAAGCCTCTGCTCCAAAAGGCACAAAGCTTTACAAGAATAAAATCTTAGGTCTAAGAGGAAGAGCAACAGGACTTGTGTTCTCAAACTTCGAGAGGGCAAGGCACATAAAAACAAAAGAATGGGCAAAACGGTTTTTAAACTCCGATCGCAAAAGTGAGCATTTTATTCAGTTTACGGCAGGACTTGACACAGCCTATTCGCAGAAATCACCCGACACCATAGCAATGACCTTTTTCGGCCTTACAAACAAAGGCAAGTGTATCCAGCTTGATGAACGAGTGTATAACAATGCCGAACTTCAAACGCCGATTGCTCCGAGTGATACGGTACGAAATTTCGTTGATTTTCTTGACCGCAACCGAGAAGAGTGGGGCTTTGCGAGAACAGCATTCATCGACAACGCCGACCAAGCGACTATTACCGAATTTCAGAAGTACAAGCGGCAAAACGGCTGTATTTATGATTTTGCAAATGCGTGGAAGAAAACAAAGATAATCGACCGTATCAATCTTGTTCTCGGCTGGCTTGCAAAGGGCTGTTACTTTGTGCTTGAGCATTGCAAGAATACAATTGCCGAGTTTGAAATTTACAGTTGGCGAGAAGATAAAGACAATACTCCCGAGGACGGTCACGACCATTGTATAAACAGTGGGCAGTATGCGTGGCTGCCGTTTAAAAATATTATTGGAAGTGAAATAAATGGGGCTGATAAACAGAATGGCTGATACAATCAGAACAGGACTAAGGAATTTTTTACATATCACTAAAGCGCCCGACAGGACGATAACCGTTGACGAAACGAGCAATCATCAAACCGAATGCTTTACCAACCGCATTTGGTATGGGGGCAACAGCAGACAGCTTTCACAGCTTTATACACAGCTTGACAGCGACAAAACACGCTTTTGGTCTGCCGAGTGTACCAAAGGGCTGAAAATAAGAAAAATCCACACAGGCTTGCCCGCTCTCATTTGCGATACACTCGCTAATATTGTGATTGCAGACTACAACGGTACAGAGGTTACAAGCAAAAATACGACAGCTTATGCCGAACGGTGGGCGGAGATAGAGAAAGAAAACAAACTCGCAGGTATAATAAAGCAAATGCTCCTTGACCTTTGTGTTGTGGGTGACGGTGCTTTCAAAATCAGTGTTGACAAGGCTGTATCAGATGTTCCGATTGTTGAATGGTATCCTGCCGAAAACATCGACTTTACATATGTGCGCGGCAGAATCAGAGAGGTTAAGTTTTATACCGATTACACGCAAAATCACCGACATTTCCGTTTTGAGGAAACATACGGTTACGGCTATATAAAATATGCCCTTTATGATGATAACGGCAGAGAGGTCGATTTACACACAGTTAAGGCACTTGATTGGATAGACAGCAACGGTGTGACCTTTGACACATCGTATATGTGGGCAGTACCGGTTATTTACGGCAAATCGTGCCACAAGGGCAGAGGAGCGGGCATTATCGGAGCAAAGACAGACGCTTTCGACAGCCTTGATGAAGTATGGTCACAGTGGATGGATGCTTTAAGAGCTTGCCGAACAAAGCAGTATGTGCCTGAATGTCTTATCCCTCGAAATCCCGAAACCTGTCAGCCGATATCGCCTAATTCCTTTGACAACAGATTTATTGCAGTAGGAAACGATATGTCGGAAAACGGCAACGGCAACAGGATTTACACCGAAAGTCCGCAGATTCAGCACGAAAGCTATTTAAGTTCTTATATAACCGCTCTTGACCTTTGCTTGCAGGGTGTTATATCTCCGTCAACGCTCGGTATTGATACAAAAAAACTTGATAATGCCGAGGCACAGAGGGAAAAAGAAAAAACAACTCTGTATACAAGACAGAACCTTGTTGAACTCACCGAGAACGCTATGCAGAGCCTTGTTGAAGTTGTACTCAATGCAGACAGTGAGCTTAACGGCAAGGGAATTGTTGACGGAATAGAGGTATCAGTAAACTTTGGCGAGTACGCCAATCCGTCATTTGAAAGTCAGGTTGAAACCGTGTCAAAGGCAAGACAGGGCGGTTTAATGTCGGTTGAAACCTCTGTTGAGGAACTGTACGGCGACAGCAAATCGGACGATTGGAAAGCCGAAGAGGTACAGAGGATAAAAGAAGAACAGGGCATTGCAAGTGAGGAAGAAACCTCGTCATTCGATGATTTGGCAGGATTGACAGATGAGTGATTACGATATCGGAAAAGCCTTTGAAGAAATCGAAAATGAACTTATTGACAGCATGATGCGCAATTTCAGCCGACACAGAGCAGAGGAAACCAAAGAGGACTACAATTGGGCCCAATGGCAGGCAGAACAACTAAAGGCGCTTGAGGAGTACCGCAAAACGAACGCCCAAAAATTCGGCAAGCAGTTCAAGAGCATTAACAGCAAGGTTGAAGAAATGATACACACCGCAAGGGCGGACGGCAACGCAGAACAGGAAGTGAAAATCCTCGAGGCTGTTAAGAACGGCTTTACACCGCATATGCCCACAGGAGCGAGCACAGGCGAGTTTTTTAAGGTCAATAACCGTAAGCTCAATGCTCTTGTAAAATCGACCACAGACGATTTGAAGAGGGCGGAAACGGCGGTTTTGCGTATGAGCAACGATAAGTACCGCAAGGCGATTTTTAACGCACAAGTCTATGCAAACACAGGTGCAGGCACTTACGAAAAGGCGGTTGATATGGCTTGTAAGGATATGCTAAACGCAGGACTGAATTGTGTGGAGTACAAGAACGGTGCAAGGCACACGCTTTCAGACTATGCGGATATGGCAATCAAGACGGCGAACAAGAGAGCCTATCTAAGAGGTGAGGGCGAAGAAAGAGCGAAGTACGGGCTTTCCCTTGTTGTGGTAAACTCAAGGCAGGGCGGCTGCCCTGATTGTGCAAAATATATCGGCAAGGTGTTTATTGACGATGTTTATTCAAACGGCAAAAAATCGGATGGTGATTATCCGCTGCTTTCAACCGCCATAGCGGAGGGACTTTTTCACCCACGTTGTAAGGACAGCACAAGCACCCACTACCCTGAAATTGACGATTTGAGCGGACCTCTCACCGATGACGAGCTTGCAGAGCTTGACCGCCAAAGAGGACTTGAAGTACAGCAACAGCACGCAGAAAAGCAAGCCGAACGCTTTGACCGCAGGGCAAAATACAGCCTTGACGAGGATAACAAGAAGTTTGCTAAAGCAAGAGCAGACGAATGGCACGACAGGGCGGATAAGTTGGCGGAAAAGGTTAAAAACGCAGAAGATATTTCGCCTAAAGCTGTTGCAAAATCTCAAAAAGCTGTTATAATGAAGTCAGGAAGTGATAACGTGGCTCTTGAGGACCAGAGGTATGGGCGTAACAAAAGCACACTTGTTAATAAAACATATATTGACAGTGGCGAATATAAGCGAAAATACGATAATGCAACTGATAATCAAGCAGTCAACAAATCACTTTATGATTGTGCTAAGAAAGCGCTAAAGCATAGAAGTGGAACTGTTTTTGAGGATATGTATTGGATTGACGGTTTTTCAGGAGATGTTCTGTTGTCTGTGACAGACAGTACTGATGAGAGAACAATACGATATACCGATAGAATAAGAAAAGCTATTCGCGTAAATAATAGTATTGTGACCGTTCATACACACCCAAGCAGTATGCCGCCGAGTATAGAAGATTTTAACTCTTGTGCTAACAATGCTTACCAAAAATGTTTTGTGGCTTGCCATAACGGTAAAATTTATGGGTATTATTCCAATGAAATAATTAACCCGAATCTTTATAATTTGTATATTCAAAAATATATGAATAATGGCTTTTCTGAATTTGATGCTCAAATTAATACAATCAATCAACTATCGCAATCGTTTGATATAAAATTTTGGGAGGTGTCTTGTGATGATTGATAAAAAATATTTCATAGATGATAGGGTTATTATTCCCGACAAAATAAAAAATATGTCAAATGTGGAAATAGAAGCGGAAATTGCAAGACTTGAATCAGAAGCAATGAACGCCAAAAAAGAGAATATGAAGCAAGTAAAAAAAGAAACTGCATAAACATTAACCGCTCCGTTACAAGAGCGGTTTTGTTATTTTTAACTTGTCCGTAAAGGCTTGCAATTCGTTAAAACAACACAAATTTAGCACTTTGAGAAATCAAGGTGCTTTTTTATTATTAATCAAAGAAAGGTTTGATACTATGAGAAAAAGAATTTTAGCAATTGTACTTATGGTAGTTATGATTGCAACAATCGTACTAATTACTGTGGGATGTACCGAGGCAACGCAGGTATCGTACAATGTTTCGCAGGAAGCAGACAATTTCAATGTGATACGCAGGCTTACGGTTATTAACACAAGAACCGATAAGCCGTCATTTGAACTTGTTGCCGCTTTTTCATTACAGGTTGATAATGACGATAACCAAATTGAGGTTGTCTGCGAAACGGGCAAAGACGAATACAAAAAGCATATCATAGGTCTTAATGATGAAACTATGTATGTTGTAGAGGACATAAGCGGTGCAGAGGTGGATAAATACCGTTATGAAATTAACTTCCTGCCTAAACAGATTTTGCCGATTACATTTAAAAGTAAAGATTAACAACTAAACCCGTCGATTTCGACCGGTTAGAAAGGCGGTGACAAAATGAATGTGAAAAAATATCGGAAAAAAGCTGTTGTAGTATAAGCATATCAAACCGACAAAAAAATCGTTATACATACACTTGAAGGTGATATGACAGCAAGTCCCGGTGATTATATTATTACGGGTGTTAATGGTGAAAAATACCCTTGTAAACCTGACATATTTAGAAAGACTTACGAATTAGTAGAACAATAAATAATGAGGTGACAAAATGAAAGTAAGAGTAATTACATCGTTCAACGATAAAACTGAGGGGTTTATTAACAGACCAATTAATGAAGTATTTGAATGCTCTGAGCAGAGAGCAAAGGAACTCATTGACGGTGGTTTTGCGACAGAGGTTAAGTCCAACGTTACGGAAAAGCCGAAAAGAAAGACAACAAAAACAGCTTAAAACGCACTTGTGAGTGACTGCACAGGTGCTTTTTTATTGTCCGAAGACGCTAAACTACGGGAGACACCGTGCAAAACTGAAACAGAGAGACACTCTATAAACTGATTACGGGAGACACCCGATAACTGAAAGGATTGATAAAATATGGCAGAAAATAACCCAACACCTAACCCAAACGAAACACAGCCGACACCGCAGGGCAACCCTGCATCTGCATTCGATTATGACAAGCTTGCAAGTCTTATTAACGGCAAGCAGAGCGTGACAGAGGACACGGTTTTAAAGTCATACTTCAAGGAGCAGGGATTGTCAGTAGATGAGATGAAACAGGCAATCGGTGCTTTTAAGGAGCAGAAAGCCAAGAACACACCCGACATTGCGAAAATGCAGTCGGAAGTTGAATCCGCAAACAACGCAAAGCTCACGGCAGAAGTCAATCAGTCGGCAACTCTCGAAGCCGTAAAACAGGGTGTAGATATTGCAAGTATTCCGTATGTGCTTAAAATGGCAGATTTTTCGGCTGTAACGGCAGACGGCAAAATCAACACAGAAAAGCTGACCGAGGCGGTTAAGAAAGTGCTTGACGATATTCCTGCACTCAAAGCAAAAGCAAGCGAAAACGCTGGCGGTGTTCAGAAAATCGGCGGTGACGGTAACGGCAACAAAAATTTAACAGAAGATGCCTTAAGAGGAATTTTCGGCATCAAATCGAAAAAGTAAGAAAAGAGGTAAATAATTATGGCAGTATTAGAATACGCAACTATTTTCAGTAATGTTTTAAGAGAATTGTACGGTCAAGCCCTTACTTGTGATGACCTTTACCACTCAAACTCTGACATTCAGATTATCAACGGTAAGGATGTTAAAATCCCGAAACTCTCGGTCAGCGGTTATAAAGACCATACACGAGGTGCAGGCGGTTTTAATTCGGGTACATATTCAAATGGTTACGAAACCAAAACCCTTGACCACGACAGAGATATTGAGTTTGCTATCGACCCTATTGATGTTGACGAAACAAATATGGTAGTAACTATCGCAAATATTCAGACACGCTTTGAAAAAACACAGGCTATACCTGAACTCGACTGTTATACTTACAGCAAGATTTATACAGAAGCTAAGCGAGTTGGTGCAACAGTAAAAACTACTGCATTAACTGCGGCGAATGTGCTTGCAGATTTTGATGATAACCTTGAGGCTTTTGCCGAAGCGGGTGTACCGCTCGACAGGGTTATTCTTTATGCGACACCACAGTACAAAAAGCTTTTGAAGAATGCAGAGGGTATTCAGAGAACACTTGAAATCAGTTCCGCAAAGGGCATTGACCGCCGTGTTCGTTCCGTTGATGATATTGATAAGATTGTAGAAGTGCCAAGCTCAAGAATGAAGTCTTTGTTTGATTTTACAAACGGTTGTGTTGCTGACAGTTCAGCTAAGCAGATTGACTATATTCTTATTGACCCGGAAGCACAGGTATCAAGAGTTAAGTATTCATATATCAATGTCTATACTCCGCGTTCTGACAGCCGAACAGCTGATAATTATATATATCAGAACAGAAAAGTCAATGGTACTTTTGCAATTGATGAACTTATGAAGCAGGGCGTAATCATTCACGCAGAGGCTTAAAGCGAGGTGAGCAAAAATGAAAGCAATTAAAGACAATAAGTCATATACAGTCAATACAGATGAGGAAGCTAAGACTTATGTATCTCGTGGTTATGATATTCAGGACGACAATGGTGAAATCAAAGAATACGGCTTAGGCAAGAAAATTTCTGTTGATGATTACAATACTTTGAAGAAAGAAAATTCAAAGCTCAAAGCCGAAAACAAAAAACTTAAAGAGAATATCAAATCAGACACAAAGGAGTAAATCTATGTTTGCCGATTACATTGAACAGCAGGGCGGAGATGAAAACAGCATTATCTCCGCCGAGCACATCGACATTCTGACCTTTAACCGCATTGATTTTGAAAAACTTTCGGAAATGCAGAAGAGAATCATCAGCAGAGTGCATAGCAGACTTACTGCTTTTGAAAAAGAAAATGCCGATATGATTTCTTCCTATCTGAAAAATTACAACATCAACGGTGTGGGTATGGAGTTTGGCGCAAGTTGGAATTTGATGTGCATAAGCGGTGTGGCAATTCCTGCGGACCTCTACTCTCTGCTTAAATCAACAGGGCTTTGTTATCCTGCAATATGAGGTGATATGTTTTGAAATTTCCGTCACTTGTAAAAAAGCAGTTCTGTAAAACTCCTGTCGAGGTCACAATCTACGGTGAGGGAATAACCGAGGACGGCTCTCCTGTTGTTGCTTTCCGCTGCGGAGAAATATACCCGTCAGACACCTTATTGCCGAACACTAATTTGTTTGCGGGTAATGCTCATTGCAATATGCAGTCAAAAGCAAAGACCATATACACAAAAGAACAGAAAATCGTGCAGGTGTCTGCAGTGTTGCTTTTTGACGGTGACATTGCTCCCAACACCCCGACTTTGAGCGCAGGCTTTGTAGTGCTTGACGGAGTAAAGCGTAACATCGTACAAGGTACAAAACACCGCAACCCTGACGGCACAGTGAATTTTACGGAATTGGATGTGATTTAATGAGCTTTTCTGTAACATCAAAAATCAAGCTGAATTTGCCAGTTTTAAAGCAGCTTGATAAAGCACAGCAGACGGCATTGCACAAAACAACGGACGCATTACTCACGCAGATAAAAAACACACAGGTAATGCCGTTTGATACGGGTAATTTGCAGAACGAAAGCACATTTGCCGACTACTCAAACCTTGCGAATGGCGAAACCAAAATCGTATCGAGTACACCGTATGCCAGACGGCTGTACTACCACCCCGAATTTAATTTCAGCAGAGATGAAAACATTGCCGCAGGCGGTAAGTGGCTCATTCCTTGGCTCAAGGGTGGCACAAGGCAAAACTTTTGTCAAAAGGCATTTGCACGATTTTACAAACAGGAGGCAGGACTTTGATTTATTTATCTGACATAAGGGACTTTTTAAAGACTGTCTTTGAAGCAGAGCACTACTACATCGGTAAACTCGATAACAAACAAGATAAGTCCCTCGGTGTGTACTCTCTCAAGCAGTCGGGTGCTCCTGTAAGGGCGATTGGTGATGAGAGTACATACAACACAATCAGCGTGTCTTTACTCTTGCATTGGAACAACAACGCAAATGAAACAGAGCGACAGGCACGCAATTTATTTGAAACGCTTTATAGTGTAAAAGATGTTGAAATCAACAAACACACAATTTATATTATTGAACTGCTCACACCCGAGCCTGTCGATGTAGGCACAGATGACAAGGGCGTTTATGAGCAAGTCATTGAAGTTAAATTTTATTACGAAAGGATGTAAATAATTATGGCAGTATCAAGTGGAGTTTATCCATGTTATGAAAATCAGTTTGCGGTAGGTAAGGCAGGTACAGACACCGCCGCAACAGCAATCGCAAATTGCGAGGAGTTCTCGGTGGCATTTGACAACGGCGTTGAGGAATGGACAGCGTTTGAGAACGAGGGTTGGAAGTCAAGACTTATGACAGCCAAGAGCGTTACAATCTCTGTAAAGGGCAAGCGTACAATCGGTGACGCAGGCAACGATGAAATCGCAGAGCTTGCGTTTAAGAACGGCACAGCCGCACAGCTTCCGTTTAAGTGGACTTTCCCGAACGGTGCAAGCGTACTCTTCAAGAATGCCGTTATCTCTGTAACAGCAAACGGTGGCGGTGCAAGTACAGGAGTTGCACCTCTTGAATTTGAGGTAATGAGCAACGGCAAGCCCGAATACACACCTGCAGCCTAAGGAGGTATAAAGAATGTCAAAAATTATTGATATTACAAACAAGCTCAATTTTGAGGAAAAGCCAAAAATTTTGGTTAAGGGCACTGAAATTGAGGTCAACAATGACGCTATTTCTTTTATTAAGACGGTTGCGCTTTTTGACAGCGAGGACGGCGTAAAAACATCTGACATCTTATCGGCTCTTGAGCTTCTCTTTGATGAGGAGAACAGAGAAAAGATTGCAAAACTTCATCTCTCGTTTGTCGACCTCTCAACGCTCATCAGAACAGCAACGGATCTTATTGCTGACGAGGACAGCGAGGGGGAAATTCAGACCCCGGCTACGACTTAATAGATGATTTCGATTTAATCGTATCGAGTTTTAAGTCAGAGTACGGGGTGAGCATTTACTCCGAAGATTTTAAAAAGATGACTTGGGCGGAGTTCAGCTCCCTGCTGTGTGGCTTGGGAGCTGACACGTCTCTTGCGAGAACGGCTCAAATTCGCCTTGAGAACGATAAAAATGTTTTGAAGAACTTTACATCATCTCAACATAAAATACGCAACAAGTGGCGTTCACGCACAGCAAATAAACGCACGCAGGCTGACATAAACACAGCCTTGCATGACTTTGAAATGATATTTGCAAATATGTAAATATTGCATACAATTTTGTTTATTTTTATAAAATTCTTGACTTTTATGTATATTTTTGGTAATATAAAGAAAATGTGAAATAAAGTAATATTTTATTATAAAAGGAGAGATTTTTATGAAATGCCCACAATGTGGAAAAGAATTGAAAGAAAACACAAAATTTTGCGATGCCTGCGGTTGCCCCTTGACTTCAGCTGAGCAAACACAGCTGAATAATCAGCAAACATCAACTCAACGGCAAATGCCGCCAACTCAACAATGGCAAGCACAGCCAACACCACCTATACCACAGCCGAAAAAGCCGAAAAAGGAGTTCTATAAGCAGTGGTATTTTTGGGTTATTATTGTTGTTGCGGTTATTCTGATTGGATGTATTAACGGTGCAATAAATGGGGGCAATAATTCTAAAAAGCCACAAAAAGAAAATACAGGAAGTACACAAAGCTATACAAGCGCAAATGCCGAAACAACAGTTGAGCCGGCAACAGAGGAAGAAACAACCGAAGAGCCAACAACACAGGAACCTACAAAAGACCCTGCACAGACTGAACAGGAGTTCAAGGATAGCTGTTCTACTATATCTTTTGAAGATTTATCAAGAAATCCCGATAAATACAAAGGCAACAATTATAAGTTTACAGGACAGGTTATTCAGGTGCAAGAGGGTTGGTTTGACACAGTAGACTTAAGAATTAATGTAACTAAGGAAGAGTTTGAATATATAGACGATGTTATGTGGACAGACACTATATATGCAACTGTTACTATCCCTGAGGGTGCTGACAAGCTGCTTGAGGACGATGTAATCACTTTCTGGGGCACTTGTGATGGTAACTATTCATACACAAGTGTTTTAGGTAACCAAATATCTCTTCCTAAGATTGATATTGAATACTATGAGTTAAATAACTAAGGTTAAAAGCCACTCCAAACGGGGTGGCTAAAATTTTATCAAATTATACAGCGTACATCTTCGGGTGTGCGCTGTTTTTATACCAAGGGTGTCGCATTTTGCAACGCCCTTATTTTATGCAGAAAGGATGTGATTATATATGTTTGGCACAGTAGGCAAAATCAGTTTAAAGCTTATGCTTAACAAGCAGGATTTTTCTAAGTCGCTTAATGCAGTGCAGGAGCAGGCTAACAGTGTAAGCAACAAGATGAAAAGCTCACTTAAAAAACTCGGCTCTGCCGTTGTTGCTGCGTTTTCGGTAGCGGCGATTAAGCAGTTTGGGCAGCAGTGCATTGAATCGGCGGCAGAGGTCAATGCGGCAAATTCTCAGTTTGAGCAGACTTTCGGTTCAATGGAATCACAAGCAAAAAGTGCAATTCAGAGTGTTGCAAAGGAAAGCGGTATTCTCGAAACCCGATTGCAGGGTGTGGGAACGAGTATTTATGCTTTTGCAAAAACCACAGGTATGGACAGTGCAAATGCATTGAATATGATGCAGGAGGCTTTGCAGGTGACAGCCGACAGTGCGGCATATTATGACCGTTCGCTTGAAGATACCGCAGAAAGCCTTAAATCTTTTCTCAAAGGCAACTTTGAAAACGATGCCGCACTTGGCTTGTCCTGTACAGAAACAACACGAAACGCAGCGGCTAATAAGCTGTATGGCAAATCTTTTGTCGAGCTTTCTGAATCGCAGAAACAGCTTACCTTGCTTGAAATGGTAAAGGACGCTAACAAGCTCTCAGGCGCATTGGGTCAGGCAAGCAGAGAATCAGACGGTTGGGAGAATGTTACAGGCAACTTAAAAGAGAGCTGGAATCAGCTTCTTGCGGTTATAGGCAAGCCAATTTTGCAAGTATCAACGAATATTGTGCAAAAGCTTTCTTCGGCTATTGCAAAACTTACAGAGTACGCCAAAGGGGCGATAAATGCACTTTCAAAGCTGTTCAACTGGGACGGAGATGATACAGCAAACAGCATTTCAGCCGCTGCAAGCTCGGCAGAAAATTTGACTGATGAGGCAAAAAGCGGTTCAAACTCATTAGAAAGTGTTGCGGATAGTGCAGAAAAAGCAAAGAACAGCGTTGCAGGTTTTGACAAGCTGAATGTTCTCACTAAATCCGATAGCGGCGGTTCTGATACTTCCACAAGCGATACAGCAAGCAGCAGCGGAACTTCTGTTGCAAATGCTGTTGTTAAAGATACGAACAGCGGTGTTTCGGGTGCTTTTAAAAATCTGTACGAAAAGAGCGGATTTAAAGGCTTTGTGGATAATGTTCAAAAGGGCATTAATAAGGTTGATTGGTCATCTATCGGCAAAAATTGCGAGTCGATATTTAAAAATTCGGCTCCGATAGCTCAAAATTACCTTAAGCAGGTGCAAAAGGTCGGTAAATCTGCATTCGGTGCGGTAGGTTCATTTGTCGGCGGAGTGGTACAGGTTAGCGGTAAACAGCTGCAAACACTGACGGGCGGCGTTGCAAAATGGCTTGATAGGGACAAGGATAAAATCAACGGCTTTATTACAACCATTGGCGACAATTTCAGCAAAGGCTATGATAATTTATCGACATTTTTTGAAAAGAGCTTTGATGTCATCGGACAGAGCGTTGACAGAGTTCGCCCGCAAATGGAGGACGCTATCTCAAATCTGCTCGGAGGTTTTACGGATTTTGGCGGTGCTGTCGGAACTATTGTTTCGGACGGCTTTAGCATAGCTACCGAGTCGCTTGTAAAATGGATTGACAATGACGGCGCAACCATCGGCGAATTTTTCGATAATATACAGCTTCAAATGGCTGATGTAATGAACTTTATCGGCGGTATTTTTTCTGATGTAGGAAACTTCCTTCTTGAGTGGTGGGACGGCGAGGGCGGTTCTGCAATTTTCCAAAATGTGTGCGATATGTTCCTTAATATCGGCACAACACTGATGAATGTGTATAACGATTGGATTATGCCTGCGTGGAATTTCATTGTTGGGGTGTTTCAATCGGCGTGGACAGACTGCCTAAAGCCGATTTTTGAACAGCTGTGGACTGTTTTCGGCAAGGTTTGCGATTATATTGCAACAATATGGAATAATTGGCTTTTACCGTTTGTGAATTTCATAAGCGATACATTAGGCCCTGTGTTTAATACTGTACTAAGAAATATTCAAAGCATTTTTGAAACAGTATTCAGAGTTATAGGCGATGTTGTGGGCGGTATTTTAAAATCGTTCGGCGGTCTTATTGACTTTATAACAGGTGTTTTTTCAGGCAACTGGGAAAAGGCTTGGAACGGTATCAAAGACTTTTTCGGCGGTATATGGGACGGCATATGGGGCATTATCAAAGGCTTTGTTAATCTGATAATTGACGGTATAAACCTATTGCTGACAGGTATATATACGGTTGTAGCCGCTATCGTTAATACTATCGGCGGTATAGCTGACGCAATCGGTTCAATTTTCGGGCAGGAATGGGGTTGGTCAATGCCTAACGAACCTGTTCTTATTCCACATCTTGCAACAGGCGGACTTGTCAAAGCCCCGACGCTTGCGGTAGTCGGAGATAACGCAGGAGCTAATTCGGGCAATCCGGAAGTTATTGCGCCGCTTAGCAAGCTACAAGGTATGATTAATACTTCTAACGGCGAGGATACAGTGATTCTCGGCGAAATTCTGTCGTATCTTAAAAAGCTGTATGAGATGTTCGTAATATTCAGAAACAACGGCGGTAACTACTATCAGTTTGTCGCTGAAATTAACGGCAGTGACATTTTTAACGAAATCGTAAAGCAAAACGAACTTTATAAAAACCGCCATAACGGCAAATCGGCATTTGCGTAAAGGAGGTGCAGTATGTCAAATTATAAAGGTTATTTACTAAAATTCGGAAATACCGAATTTCCTAATAACTATTTTGCTGAATATTCGTCAACACCTGATCAGCGAATGGACACTGACGCAGAGCGTGACGATAACGGCAGTTTACAGCGCACAACCTTACCAACGGGCAAGACAAGCATTACTTTTTCTACCCACATTCTGCACTTGAACGAGAAAATCAATATGCAGAATATTATTAATTTCGCAATTGTGAACACAGTACAACGCAAATGCTATGTTACCTACTGGAACGATGAAACAAACTCATATGACAGCGGATATTTCTATATTCCCGATATTGAGTTTTCGGTTATGGACGCAAGCAAGACAGACATCCGCTACAACCCGATAAGCATTGAACTTATTGAGTATTAAGGGGGTGCGGTATGATAAATTTAACAGATGAGGTCAAAAAGCAACTGTTGAACGACAGCTTGCAAAGGGAAATAATTATCAGCTTTCCTGACGACGATATTCCAGACATCACGGGCGAGAATATTGTGTCTGAAAGTCTTGAACTTACGCAGGCAATCAGTGACGGCAAGGAGTTTAAACTCGGCGGCTGTATTGCCGGGCAGCTTACTGTAAGAGTGATAAATGTTGACACAGAGCTCAACGGCAAGCGTATCAAAGTCATTATGAGGCAATCGTACAGCAAAGGACTTTTATTGCCGTCCGACACGCTTTATCCGAGTTCTGACCTGCACTGCGGCTATCAGTCTGGAGTTATTGAGGTGTCGCTATTCTGCGGTACTGTCAACAGCTCATCAAGACAGAAAAACAGGGCGGTAAAGGAAATTATCGCATACGACGATTTATACCTCGCTTCGCAAAAATACGCTTACAACTACTTTACAAGCCTTGCGATTTATTCGCCAAAAATAAGTTTATATGACTTGAGAGTATATCTCTGCAGCAGCTTTTTAAAGGATTATGATTACGAAAACGAATTTACAGGCTTTAATGACAGCAATGAGCTGTCACTGAAATTGGATCTTGTAAAATCGGTTTTCAATGACAAAACCACGATAGCGGACTTGTTGAGTGCTTACTGCGAACTTAATGCTTGTTTTGCAATTATGAGCGGAGAGGGCAAGATAAAGTTTATTCAAATTTTAAATCCTAAAACCGAGGTCGTTGACAACTACAGCAACCTCGACTTTGAGGAATACACAACACGCAGTATTAATCTTATTAAGTTTAAGTACAACAAGGACAGCTATTTTTCGTACGGTCATACAGAAGAAGAAAAACAAAGTTGGTATATATCGGACAACATAATTACTGCGTGCTGTACCGACATTGCAGGTATTGTTACAAGTTTTAACGATAATAAAGGTAACAACTACATCTTTTACAATTTGTATGCTTACAGGCCTTTTAAAGCTGATGTTTACGGCAGGTGGTGGCTCGAATGTGGCGACAAGGTGAGCATAAAAACAGGCTTTACGGACACGGAAACGGTCGACAGTTTTATCCTTGAACGAACGCTGAAAGGCACTAACGGCATGAGAGTAAGGCTGACGGCAGAAGGTACAGAATATTTAGGAAAGGATGAGATAAATGAGTTACACGAAAACAGTGTGGGTTGACGGAGCACCGCCCGCAGTTAACGCCATAAATCTCAACAAAATCGAAAACGGCATATACGAGAACAGCATAGACATAGCGCTTGCGGGTGGCAACATCAACACGCTAAGCGAGAGAATAATTGCGATTAACATAGCCTTATCTGCAAAGGCAGATAAAACCGAGCTTGAAGATGAAATAACAGACATTGACGAAACAGTGACAATGAAGATTAATCTTAAAGCTGATAAGGACAGTGTAGACAATGCAGTCGCTCAGCTAAGCAAGCAGATTGCAGACAATAAGTCCTCAGCTGATGAGTCAATCAGTACTCTGAGTCAGACCGTAACAGACAACAAAACAGCGACAGACAAGGCACTTGCAGCAAAATATAACAGCTCGAATGTTGAGAGCGGTACGGGCAGTCTTACACCCGGACAGGCGGCTTTTGACGGCAACGAGGGCGGTTTTAACTATGTGAAAAACGGCAAGGTGGTTACGGTATCGGTAAACATTACAAAACTTGTTGCGGGTAAATCGTATATTCAGATGGCAGGCTTGCCTTTCACGGCAAAAAATGAAAGTAAACTTTCGAGTATTGCTGTGTACTCAACTACAAATAAGCTGAGGAATATAAGACTTGACGGCTCGTGGCTTTACATCAGCTCGCCAACTGATAAATTTACAGAGGATGAGAAAATCAATTTTACAATTACATATATCAGACAGTAGATATATCAGACAGTAGGAGGTAATTCTATGGAACTTAAAGAAAAAATCACACTCGATATGCTCACAAAAGACAGCGTGAGCGTGTTAAGACAGAAATTTGTTGTTATCGACGGCACAGAAATGCAGGTTGGTGAAAATGTCCGCAATGCTTTTACAAACTGTGAAGATGACAGAAAAATTTTGAAAGAACAGCTTTCAGAAGAATATTATAACGCTATTATGGCGGTATGGGAGGTATAGATATGTCGTATAAATTTAAAGAAATATGGTGCAATAAAGGTAATTTCACAGAGAGCAACAGAAAATCTTCGGAAATTGATACACTTGTTATTCATTACACCGGCAACAACGGCGACACAGCAGAAAACAACGGTAACTACTTTAAGAATAATGTAGTTGAAACGTCTGCACATTATTTTGTCGATGATACAACGGTTGTACGATCTGTCGCTGACAAAAATATTGCTTGGCATGCAGGCGACTGGGATATTAATTGCCGTTCAATCGGAATTGAAATTGCAGGTTCAACAACAGAATGCACAGGCAAGACACTTGAAAATGTAATCTTACTTGCTCAACGACTTATGAAAAAGTATAACATCAAAAAAGACAAAGTAATTCGCCATTATGATGCTAACGGTAAAATCTGCCCTGGCTTTTGGTGCGGTTCATCAGCAAAGGACAAGCTGTGGAAAGAACAGTTTTTAAATAAACTTGAGAGTAACTCTGAAAGCAAAGAAGACTCTAAAGTTGAAAAAGATGATAAACCTACGATTGAATATTGCGTATTTGCAGGCGGGAAGTGGTTACCAACTGTAAAAGGTTTATCAGACTTCGCAGGCATTGCCGGCGAGGCAATCAGCGGTCTTGCAATCAGAGTAACAAAAGGTAAGATTAAGTACAGAGTGCATATTAAAGGCGGTAACTGGCTTAGCTGGGTTACAGGCTTTAATCTTAATGATGATGTAAACGGCTATGCCGGTATTCTCGGAATGGATATTGATGCTGTACAGATTTACTATACAACTCCTGCTGATGTTAAATCCGCACACGGCAGCTACTATAAGGCTACATACAGAGTTTCTGCAGTTAATGAAGACTATTACGATTGGCAGCACGATGACGAAAAAGACAGTAAGCAGGACGGCTACGCAGGAACAAAGGGCAAGGCTATTGACCGTATTGAGCTTACTTTAACTTGATTTGGAGGTATAACTAAACTATGAAAGACAATATTATTCAGGCTACTGTTTCAGTAGCTATCGGTGCTCTGATATCATATTTTAATATCTTACTTATCCCAATTCTCGTGCTCATCGCTGTAATGCTTATTGATTATATTACAGGATTGACATCGGCGTACAGAAACGGCGAATTAAAAAGTAAAACAGGTTTAATCGGAATTTTGAAAAAAGCAAGCTATCTCGCTCTTGTGGTTGTTGCGGGTGTTGTCGATTATTTAATCTGCACAGGCTTAGCGGCGGCAAATGTAAATATAGGTGTCACATATTGTTGCGGTTTAATTGTAACGATTTGGCTCATCATCAACGAATTAATCTCAATTCTCGAAAATCTCTCGGAGTTAGGCACGCCAATTCCGAAATTCCTTGTAAATATCGTCCGCCGATTGAAAAATACAGTCGAAAATAAAACCGATACAGACACAAATTCAGACACAAAAGAATAGCATTCATAAGTTTAGCCCCTCGAGTACCGTTTTGGTATTTGAGGGGCTTTTACTGTGTAATTTACTGTGTAACTTTATTGATTTTAGCTGATATTGTTTGATACCGAAATTCACTCGAAAAGCAAAGGCTGAGTGATTGAAAAACATAGCAAATAAGCTGATTTTTCAGTGTTTATCGCAAAAAATAAGCACCCGATTGCTCGAG